TGTTAATGTTATTATAATACTCATCACTTTCTGATTCAATACCCTGCCCCATAAGTTCCTCATGAATAGACATGGCAGCACCAGTCATAACTCTGTCTGAACCAAACCATTCATTTTTTGAAGCCCAATCTTGAGCTTTCTGACTTATTTGCACTGGCTGTTCACCAGGTATTTGTTCTTCTTTTGATGAGTCTTTGTTTTCCTCATTTTGTTTTTTCTGAGCTTCTCTCTCTTGTAACGTTAAATTAACTTTTTCATTTTCAACAGCTAATTTAGTCATTTGAGAGTTTATTTCAGCTACCTTTTCAGCATCCTGTGCTTCCATAGCTTCTTTCAAAGATGTTTTTAGTTTATCTTGTTCTGAAGTTACTCTTGCTTGGATTTCTTTAAGGTAATTATTATCAGTTTCGTTTAGTTTTGTTTCAACGTTCTGATATTTCTTTTTTAGTCCTTTAGCATAATTTAAAGCAGCTTTTTCTCTTCTTTCTGCTTCTTTAGCTTGAAAAACTAATTCGTTGATTCTTTTCTGATAATTAGATTGTTTATCTTTTAAGTTATCAGGTTTAGTTTCAACTTTCTTTTCCTCTACTTCTACTTCTGTTGTAGGCTCTTCCTTTTTTTCTTCAGGTTGATCTTCAACTTTTGTTTCTCGTATTGGATTTGTGTATCCTAAATCAACATCTTCTTTTTTAGAAAACGCTTCATCAGGCTCTATTGGTTTATCAACATTAACGATTTCCTCATTAACACCGTCAGTGTCGATATCAACCTCTTGTTGAGGTTTGTTTTCTTCTGCCATTTTACCCTCCTAGTAATGGTGCAAAATATCAGAAGGATTAGATATGGTAGCGATGATTTCATCATCGTTTAAGATCCGCACTTCTCCCCCGTCAATTTTGAATCGAGAGCCTGCGTATCTTCCGAAGATAACCCAATCTTTTTCAGCGCACCATTTACCTAAAGGAAATTTTTCTTTGTCTCTATAACAAAGATTTCCCTGTTTAAGTACAAGGCCAACAACTGTTGTAAGTTGGATTGTTTCTTGCGTTTGTTCACTAAGATATAAACCACCTTTGGTCTTTGTAGGACCACTATACGGAAGAATTAACATTCTATAACCCGTAGGTGTAGGTAGTCTATCTAATAGTGATTTATCAATTGCTTTTTCGTCTAAGACTTTTTTGACTTCAGCTTCATCTTTGTAAGCTTTTTTCAATGTCTCAGTCCGTTTCGGTTGCTCCGTGGACTCTGTCATTTTTATTGCTCCTGTTTTTTAAGCAAGTCTATTATGTCTTGCTGCAAGTCATCAAGTGACTTGATCTGTCCTCTAATATAGTAAAGGTCATTAACATTGTCAACATCTCTAACCAAAGTTTCTTTTAGACGTTCTTTTCGTCTATGAATCAAGTTTTTGATTACATCATTTGATGCTGTATCAATCGCCATTTTTCTCCATAAGTAATTTTAATCTTCCCGATTCTGCTACTTTAAATCCGTATTCTTCCATAACATTTTTAATTAAATCCATTTTATATGTTATCCAATCATCAAAAACAATTCTGCATTTAGGAGCTGCTTTATTAGCAAACCAAACAGCTTCAGTCAGAACATCTTTTGTTGTATGAGGTCCATCGAGCATAACAAAAGCAAATTTAGAATTATCGTAAGCATGATGTTTCATAAATTCAGTATCTGTAACGTTATGGAAACAAAATTTACCAGAATCGAAGTATGTCTTGAAATCATTAATCATTTCATCTCTCATACTATTAGGATAAGTGGGTGAAATACCGTCTTTGTGTTTTATTCCGCTATCTTTATCAAAATGTTCGTAAACCCTATCACCATAAGGATCGACACCAATATGCATAAAATTATTTATTAGATTGTCCATGGCAATTTTTGAACTCTTGCCTTTTCTTACTCCAATCTCACAAGAATAATATCCTTGGCAATCAAAATCTTTTGTCCATTTTTCAAATAAGTTGTATTCTTCTGAATCACCTTCTATCATAAGAAGTCTTTAACAGTTATAAACTTAAAAGCAACTTATTTTTTACCGTTACGGAAGATCTGTGTACCTTTTATACCAAAAATGCTCGCCACGACAAGAATCCATAAATTTGTGAACCAGCTTGGAAGCGATTGGAAATGGTCGAAAAATAATTTTACCTTGTCCATTGCAGTTGGGTCATCAGATACGACTGCCCAAGCAAGCACAGCTATAGGCGCGCTTAATATAAGCAATACGAATTCGTCTTTCCAGTCCGATTGCCTAGCTTCAAGAAGTTTGCCTTGATATGCTTCTTCTCCCCGAGCTTGTCTCTCGGCATGTAATAGTTGTGCCTCTGACATAGCCATTTTAGCTTTTTGTCTATTAGCGTAGATTTTAGATCCCGCTTGTACTGCAACTTTAAGTGCGCTTAACCACATAATTTATTATACCTCTTTCCACCAAAAAATTAAAGTCTTTCTATCTCTTTTAAAAACCTTGTTAGTTCCATGCTTTATAGCATGTCCATCAAAAAAAGTTAACATACCCTGTTTTGGTTTTAATATCAAACCCCCATCAGTAATAAACTCTCCACCCTCAAAGTCATCGTTTAGATAAATTAAACTATTATATTGGGTGTTCTCCCTCCCGCTATGATTATGTTTATGAAGTTTGCTAAAACTGTTAATATGCCAGTTCTGTGTCTGTGCTTGGTGTAATGTAATATTAATATCGATGTTTTTTCTTAAAAAATCTTTAACTAAATCACCTATTGGGTCTTTTGTTATGTCTTGAGTTCTCTCTTCAAAAGGTAGATTATTTTCTTTATACCCAATATCTTTAATAGTTTTTAAATAATGTTCACAAACTTCTTTTCTTAAAAAGTTTTCAAAAACATAAACAATATCATTTTGAAGTTTCATTTTTTAATATTAATTCAAGTTTTTTATATTTTTCCCTACCATTTGCATCTTCACAATATTTTTTTAAAACTTCATCTATCTTACCTTTTCTTCTCGCACTTAAATAATTATATATTTTAAAGTAAATATTCACTGCAGATTTGCCTCTAGCTCTCCATCTCCAACTATCTAAATGATGATCTTGTCTAGGTTTAATATACACTACTGAACCTGTGTTAAAAAATTTAAATATTCTATCAATCACATCTTTGTCTGTCATTTCAACAGATACAGAAGGTATTGAATAATTTTTTTTAGTTTTTTCGTAAGAGATATAACCTTCTCCATCAATAATACCTGCAAAATATGCTTCTTGATTAGATTCTCTTTTTTCTTTTATTGGGAATTGTAATACCTTGTGGGTTTGGTCCTCTTTTAGGTGGTGGTCCAAATCTTTTTCCACCACTAAGACCTTTTCTTTTTTCTCGACTTCTTTTCGACATTTTTTATCTTACCTTTATTCTTTGTTGCGTAAAAAACTTGCTCGCCTTTCTTAGGTCCGTACGTAGCTTTCATGGATTTCATTATATCTTTGCCTTTTTTATTTAATGGCATAAGTAAAACCACCCTTTTTATATGTAATAACTCCACCTTTTTTCTTTTTAATATTTTTAGACATAAAATCTTTAACACTCTCAGATATATTTTTTCTTATTTGTCTCATTTGTTGTTTAGATGCCATAGGAACTTGCATAACCTTTTCATCCTTTTGCATAAATTTACCTACGGTTTTTCCGCTTCCTTTATCCATTTTTAAAAGTTTATCTGATTCTTTTTTTGTAATTTTTTTAGCACCTTTTTTAATTGCAGCCTTAATCTTACTCTCAACGGACGTAAATAAAATTTTTCCACCAGGTAATAACAATCTAATCATTATTTTTTCTCCAATTTTCTCTCTGCAATATCCAATCTCTTGTCAGACTGCTCATCTTGTTGAGCTAATCTATTATACTCGAGATCTAATTTGTTAGCTTGTCTTTGATTTTCTTGATCTTGTTTGAATTTTGTCTCTTCAGCTTTTCTTTGCATGTCCATAGCTCTTAAATCAACTTCTTGTTGTTTAATTCTTACCAATGGGTCTTGTTTAGCTTTGTTAGCTTCCATTTCACCCGCAACTAAATCAGATGTAATTTCTGCAACTGCTGTTGCTACAGAATTATCGAAAGCAATTTGGAAAGATTGTGGGTCTTCTTGTTGTAATCTTGCCATATTAGGGTCTTGCATCATTTGTTCTGTAACTTCTTTTCTTGCTTTAAAAGAAATATGGTCAGAAACGTGTGATTGTAACAAAGCATAAACTTGAGGATTGATTTGAACCATTCTAGATTCCATAAATGCTGTATGTGCAGCTATGTGTGCATCGTGATCTTGAAATTCAAATGCAGTTAAGAGTTTCATTTGTAACGCTCTTGCATTTTCTTTAGCAGGATCCATTGGTTCGGGCTGTCTTTGTGGTGGTTTTAACAAAGTTTCTATTTGTTTTGTGCCTAAAGCTTCATAAACTCTTCGATATGCTTCGTGTATGTTGTGTAATTGTGGATTTGAAGTAGCAATTTGCAATTGTGTTTGTGCCAAAGTCACTCTTTGTGCCATTGACATGATATTTGGGTCAGCAACAGGTAAAACATCTATTCTTTTGTCGAAATCTGCAGCTTTGATTTGTCTCGGGCCACCATAAACATCATAAGGATACTCTGGAGGTAGATATTCTGAACAAATTCTTGCTAAAATTTTGAATTCTAGTCTCATTGCATAGTAACATCGCTTATGAACACCACTCATTACCCTAGAACCACGTTCTAACATGGCAATAGTTGTGCCCACAGCTCTGTTTTGCGTGTCATTACCTACTGCGGTATCGGTTATCGCAGCAAATTTTTGACCCGCTTGCACTACAAAACCTAA